GTTCTTGGTGTTCACATACTTTTTATCCGGGAAGATGATGACATAGGCCCCGAAGGACACGAGGTGCTGATACTTGGCAGGAGAATTCACCGTAAGGCCCTGTACCTCAGTATCCCCGATGTAGAGCTTCCCGCTGTCGATATAGATGAGCTGGTCCTTCACAAGCAGCGCATTCGGACGGTGTCCGGTGGTATCCTGCCACTTCATGTACCGCTTATCCCGCGGCGATACGGTCGGGTAGTACTTGGAGGTCAGGTTCTCCATGTCATAAAAAGAATTGTCCTGGATGCGGATGCTATGGTCATATCCCGCGAAGACATCCACCATGCTCCGCGTGGGGCTGTTATCCATAAGCTGTGCAAGCCTCATGCTTTCCTCCTTAGTAGTACCGAATATGCTTTCCCTTCGGCATGTGCCGCCGGTTATAGTCATTTGCAAACTGCTGGAAGACCTCGTTATACCGGATCACAGCGTTGTTGTACTTGACATACTCGCCGTTGGTATAGTCGATCTTTGCTTCCAGCCACAGGATGTACAGCTCGTCATACGGCGGATAGACGATCATCACTGTGTCCACCGGCGTATCGGCATTGTACCCGTCAAAAAAGATCTTTTCCCCGTCCATGTGGGTGTCGATGATCTCGTGCTTGATCATGCCCTCGACTGTGGATAACCATGCCACCTTCTCGTCCTGTGTATAGGTATTGGGCTTAAGCTCATCGATTTTTCTGATTGCTTCAATGATCGTCATTGCTGCCTCCTACAGATAAGGGGAGCGTGTCAGCTCCCCCTGTCTTTTTATCTCTGGACCCGAGACTCAAAGTCGAAGATGTACTGCAGCATCGACTCCTCTTTTGCAAGGATGTCCGCAACAGATCTCGGCACGTTCACGGGTACGCCTCTCTTAATGAGGAACCTTCTTTCATTCACCCAGACCACCTTGTCTTCCTGGTCCGCTCTCTCTCTCGGGATGCGGATAGAGATGATGTCATCCGGTGACGGAAGCTTTACTTCCTGTTCAAGGTTTTCTTCTACTGCAGCTTTTGCAGTTGCCATAAAGGATCTCCTTTCTTTGAAAAGAGGAAGGGCGAGCTCTTACCCTTCCCCCGTGCGTGATTAGTTCGCCTGAGCGGACTTGGAGAATCTGGGCGAGCAGGATTCTACACGCACCAGATAATCGCCGATCAGGATCTTCGCGGTCTTGATGGCCTTCCAGCCTACGGAAGACCTCTGGTCAAGCGGGTCAGCCGTACCGGCAGAGCCCTTCTGCTTGACAATGGTCTGCAGCCCGCCGCCGGTGATCTCGGTGATACCGTAAGCGCCGTCTGCGAGGAACAGGGAACCGAATACCGCGCCACCCAGGCACTCAGCCGGGTTGATCACGGTGTTGTCCGCGATCTGACCGAAGTCAGTGGACGCGAAGGTGATGGTGGTTGCCGTGTTTGCGGTGACAAGAGCGCACACCCCATTGATGGAGATGTACTTGCCAACCAGGGCGCCGGCAGCGACTGTGCCGCCGTCAAATGCTACAGAGGTGATGGCACCGGTGTAGCCGCTGGCGTTGTTGATAAGCAGCGTATGGCTGTCGGAAGCGAGGTCATACTCAGGGCCTTCCGCAGCGTAGATCTTTGCCTCGGTGGACTGCACGAAGCGTACGCCGCCGATCTTGCCGATCTCGCCCTCGTACAGGTTGTCCGGAACCTCGTACTTGTGGGAATCGATCCACTCCGGATCACGCATGATGTCATACGCGACATACGGATGGATGATCGCCACATAGTCACCGTTGATGGTGGGCGCGTTCACGGCGCGAAGCTTTGCCACGATCTGGTTGATCAGGTCAACGGTCAGGACAGAGGTCGAATCAAGGTCGGATCTCATCGTGACGGGCACTTCGTTGTTGCTTGCATCCTTCTTCGGTGCGAAGGAAACATTGGTACCGGACTGCAGCACGTTACGGGTGACCGTATCGAGCGTCAGACCCGCCTGACGGCCCAGGAGCTTGGTAGCTTCGAGGATGGTGTTGTCGAGAGCGGTGAGCTCAAGGACATCGGACTGCGTGATGTAGTCGCCGTACTGAGCTACCGTAGCGGTCATCGCCGTCACGGTCAGGTTGTTGCCGTCCGGAGTCACACCCTCAGTAAGCGGGGTCAGCGCCTTGTTGAGCGGTGCGAACTTACGGAATTCGATAGTCTTGCCGCCTCCCTTCGGGATGGGTCTCTTCTGACCGAACTGGTCATGGACGAGGTTCGCCTGAGCCTCATCGATGAGCGTCATGTCATAGAAGGTCTTCATCTCCGGTGAGAGATCGTTGTACGGAGCCGCAGTTCCGTCATCCGTGGTCACGTTTACGTGGTTT